ATTTTCCATTAAGAGGCAGATACATTGTCTTTTATATAGCAAGGAACACCATCTGGATCTAACCATTTAGGATATTCTGGGTCTTCAATAGCAAGAAGCATTTGATCTCCATTATCAAACAAGTAAATGTCAGAGTATTTTTTAGTATACTCGTTTGCTTTTTGTAAACGGAAATCTGGTTTACCATTCAGTTCAATGTAACCTCTCTGTACAAAACGATAGGGAAACCTCTCGTGAATGACAGTAGTCTTTGTGGAAGCAACAGACTTAGGATTTAGATCGTTCATGCTTCTACTGCTTCAAGATCAATTGCAATTTGCTCTATTAGAATATCATAGTCGTCAAGAGCATCGCCAGAAAATACAACTCCATTGTTCTCATAATAACGACGAACCTTTTTGAGAAGTTTCGGATTCTTCACATCCAGGAAGAAGTCACCATTTACAGCACC